CTGCAATCGTATTCACTGTCCCCCACTTCAGGGAGATATTCATAGCCAAAAACCAGTGGGGTGTAGTTGACACTTGGTATCGCATCTACAAAATGTCTCTACGCCAGCTAGTAGAGAAATTCGGCCTCGACACGATGACCGAAGCTGATCCCGACTTCAGACGCCAGTACGAATCCAATATGTACTCTGAGCGTGAAGTCCTCCATGCTATCTACCCACGCTCGGACTTCGAGCCTAACCGTGTAGATGCCCTCAACAAACGCTGGGAGTCAATGTGGGTATATCGCAAGGGTGGTAAGATACTAGAATCTCGTGGCTCCTCCACCTCGCAACCCAACGATGCTATGGCTCTCTCTCAAGGTGGCTACGACTCCCCACCTATGACCAGTTGGCGCTGGAGAGCTAACAACGATGAAATCTACGGGCGTGGCCCCGGTCACGATGCTTTCATTTCCGTAGCACTGTCAAACCAGATGGGCCGAACCAACCTTATCACTGCTCAGAAAGCCGCAGAACCCCCTCTAGGCGCTTGGTCAAACCTCCGCAACTCCATTCAATTCGGCCCCGCTGGTGTGACCTATATCGACAAGAACAGCAGCCGTGGCGACATTCGCGCAGAGATGCCCACGCCTCTCTACAATGGTGTCAGCAACCTCCCATTCAACGTAGAGTTCCAAGACCGAGTACGCCAAGCTATCACTCAACACTTCCACAGTGAAGTATTCACAATGGTGTCTCAGCTTACTGCTGGTGGAAAGCTAGACCGTCCCTTAACCGAGCAGATAGCCGAACTCCAAGGTGAGAAGGCAGCTATCCTTGGCACTCGCATAGGCAACTTACAATCTGAACTCCTTGACCCGATCATTAGCCGTGTATTCAGCATTGAAGCTGCTGCTGGGCGCATCCCATCTCCACCCGACATCCTCCTTGAAAGTGTGCATGGCCCTGTAGAAGTCCAGTACCTTGGCCCCTTAGCTCAAGCCCAAACACGCCTTAACAAGGTACGCTCCATCATGACCTTCAACAACCTGATTGAACAAATAGCCCAGCGTAATCCTACTGTTATAGATGTTATAAACTCCGATGAAGAAGCAAGGCAATTATCTGATGCTGTGGGTTATCCTGTCTCATGCTTGCGTGATCCTCGTGAGATTGCTAAAATCCGTGAGCAACGTAACAAGATGCAGCAACAGGAGCGCGAGGCTGAGATAGCTCCTAAGCTGGCTAGGGCAGCAGCATCACTCAGCAAATCTCCTGAAGCTGGTAGTGTTATGCAACAACTTGTGGGTGGTGAAGGGGCTGTGCAATGATCCACACTGATTATTGTGCTACTCATAGTGACCAGCCCTGTAACTGTGGTGCTGCTGAGGCTACTGAAGTTGAGAAGTTGAAGAAGCGTTGTCATAATGTGTTTGGTACTTCCGAGGGGCGCTATGTACTTGGAAAACTTTTAACTCTTGGAGGCTTTGGACAGACGCTTGACCCTAATAACCAAGCACAGATCGGCATGTATAACTTTGCTATATCTATTGCTGATATGTCTGGAGCATTTGATATAGTGTATCAACAACTTGGAATGAAACAAAAGGAAGGGTGACACTATGAAACTACTTGAACGCATCGCATCTGGTGATTTGCAGATGCACCCCAGAGGGCTGTGCAATGGTGGCACCGCTCCTGATTATGACAACGAACGCATGGGTGGGCCTGATGGTATTCGTATTCCACAGGAGATGGGTAAGTGTACCTTTGCGGTCACAAAAGAAGTTGACATTAACATTGGTGGGGCAGGAAGCACTAACACGATTAACCTTACCCCTGACCAGCTGAGGGCTAGCTACATTGCCCTCACCAACGCTGGCTCAGGTGCCACTACGGTCAACTGGCCCGCAGTTCTCCCCGGTGTGGTATTTACCGTATGGAACAATAGCGGTCAGGCCGCTACCTTCAAGGTGACGGGCAAGACTGGCATTAGTGTAGCCAACGGCAAGCGAGCAATCCTTGCTATGGACAGTGTTCTAGCTGACATTGCCCGCGTTACGCCTGATACTTAATGGGTTGGGGGTGGGCAGGGCCAGAAAGGTCATACTGGTTTGCCAGAGCAGCCTACCCCCTTAGCTCTGGTATATAACTATGCTAATGAGAGACAAAGAAATTCTTGGTGTTGTCTACGGCATACGTAAAGATGTTAGGGAGATTCTTAGTCTCCTTAAACCGAAACCATTAACCGCTGCAATAGCAGTACGTTTTACAGGAGCTTCAGTCATGCCAAACAACGCTTTAGTATTCAATGTAGGTCAGCAATCGCAGGCATCAATTATGCCTCTGTTGGCCGATGGTGTAACCCCTTCTGGTGGCACGTTGTCCAATGTCACCTATACCTTTACTGACCCCTCAGCTACGGTAGTCCTGAACCCCGATGGTCTAACCGCCACTTGCACTGGTGTAGCTGCATCAACTGGCCCTGTTGGTGGTACGGCTACTTGCACTGTGACCGACACCGATCAAGTAGTCTCTCAGTGGACGCAGGCATTCACCATCCAGACCAATGCGGTAGCTCCTCCTGCACAGCTCACACAGTCCGTTGCAGTGCAGTTCACTGCACCTGCATCTCCGGCTGGTGGAGTTACTGGTACGACAGCGGCAGCTAAGGAAGTCAGAAGCCACTAAGGAGCAAATCTATGGCTGGCGGATCAGGTAAAGGTGGTAGCGGTCATAGCAACGCTGCCCTAAACTCAGACGAGGATATTATGAATCGTCTAAGGCGTAACTTCAAATCATGGGCTGGTGGGCGTCACCAGAACAGGCGCTCTAACGTAGTCATCAACTACGACAAAAGCCCTAAGCCTAAGAAAAGGGGATAGCAATGCCAAAGAAGCTCGAACGGTGTGTTAAACAGGTGCAGGCTAAGGGTAAGTCTAAAAGCTCTGCATACGCGATTTGTAACAGCAGCATTAGCAAGAAGAAAGGAAAGTAACTCAAATGCCTGAAGCAGCGACGATGGATGCTACGAAGCAAACTGACTCCACTACAACCACGTCCACAACTGACACTACATCTCTAGGATGGCGTGCAGGTCTACCTGACGACCTCAAACAGAACACCGACCTTGTGAACTACAAGACAGTAGGTGACTTCACAAAGGATGCCCTGTCTTGGAAAGCAAAGTCTAGTGAGCTTGAGACTAAGCTAGGTGACTATGTACCCAAACTGCCGGATGACGCAACAGATGAGGACAAGGCTCTATACTACGATGCTTTGGGCAGACCGAAGGAAGCCAAGGAATACGAGTTTGATGGCGAGGACAAGAACGCCCCTGAGTGGACGAACTTCTGGAAGCAGCAGTTTTATGGCCTGGGACTTACCAAGTCTCAAGCCAAGTCTCTGAGCACGCAATTCAATGGGCAGATACAGAAGATAGTAGAAGCTCATAATAACGCGCTCAAGACTGAATCCACTACTGCTGAACAGAAGCTCCGAACCGAACTGGGCGACAAGTACGATACCAACGTAGAACTGGCTAAACGACTATGGCAGAAGCATGGAGAGACTGAATTTGACAAGGCGTTTGCAGATGGCACAGGTGTCAACCGCTACACCATGATCCGATTCCTTCTCAAGATGGCTTCCCTAACTGGAGAAGATCGTTCACCGCAAGGCACTGGGCCTCAAGCTGATAAAGGCGCGTCTACCTTTATCAGCTACGATAAGAGTCCTAAGCCTCCGCAGAAGCGTTGATCTTCTTAACGGAGAGTCGCTATGGCTACGGATATTCAACAGTTGCCGTATCAGACATTCACTGATATCGTGTCAGTGTATTCGTCTCTTGACGCAGGGGCAAAGTTTGTTTTGCCCACGCGTGTCCTCGACCGCATGACGCCATTGGTCAAGATGATTCCAATGGTATCAAGCAACAACATTCTGTCCAACATCGCTGTACGTACAGACTCACTCCCCATTGCCAGCACCCGCCGTTGGAATGAGGGCATCAAGGCTACGGCCTCCAAGAACGCTCCTATCAACGATCCCATTGCCCTGTTCGAGGACTACTCTGAAGTAGACTTCGATCTATGGGAAATCCAGAACAACCCTGAGATGTGGCGTGCCCAGCAGGATATGAACCATATTGAAGGTCTGTTTCAGTTGATGGAGAGCACATTGCTCTACGGCTCCCTCGCAACCAATCCAGGCTCCTTCAATGGCCTCTCAACCCGCTTTAACAACCTTGAGAGTTACCCCAACGGTGATACCTCTTGGAAGCCTAACGTGTGGAGCGGTGGGCTTGCCACTGGCCCCGCAACATCGGCTTGGATGATTGAGTTTGGTGACGATACTATCTATGGTATCTACCCACCCAACACCCCTGCCGGACTGAGCTTTAGGGACTTAGGTGAAATCACCAAGGAACTTGCCTCTGGTACAGGCTCAGTTGGCACCAACTATATGTACCAAGTCCTTCGCACCTTGCTGCGCTGGTACTTGGGCATCCAGATTGCCGATGAACGCTGCGTGCAGCGCATTTGCAACATCAACCCGATTGGCTTCTCTGGCCCTAGTGGATTTGATGAAAATATCTTTATCCAAGCCAAGAACCAACTACCCCGCTTTGGTGAGGCTTCTGGTACTGTAATCCTTGTCAATCGTGACCTCAAAACTCAGATTGACATTCGTGCAGTATCCCAGAAGATCAACACTTACTTCACTCCTCCCAGTGACAACAGCATGGATGTGTTTGGAAAGGCAGTAACCAAGTTCCAGAACATTCCTATCTATGTTGCTGAGAAGATCAGCTCACTCGAAACCATCGTAACATAGGAGATGACATGCCAGTAACCGACGCACTTGCTTATCTTCATGGTACTGGGTCATCTGCCTCTGGCCCGGAAACCTCGACTGCTAACACTCTAACTGGCGTATCCCAGTCAACCACAACCCTGACTTATACGCTTGCAACTGGTCAGGTAATAGTTGGACAGACCTACGTACTGGCTGGTGGTGGTTACACCTATCAGAACGTAACTATCCAAGCTATCCTGACTGGTGGTGGTGGAAGTGGTACGGCTACTGTGAACGTATCACAGACCGTAACAACCACTACCGCAACGGGCTACCCTCCGATCATTGGTGATCTGTTGTGTGCCAGCGGTAGCCAGTATAGCAACCTCGAACTGGACTTTGGTGCTCCAGCATCCGGGTTGTACTACCCTGGATTGCCTCAGTTCCCATCGCTCACAGAGAAGGGCTACACCTTCCCGCCTGAAGTTGTTGGCTCTGGTGGAGTTGAAATGGGAGTTCACATCATTGTGACCTCTCCGTTCAACACACTAACTAGCCTTCTCTTCAACGTAGTTACTTCGGCAACGACAGCGGCTACTACACCAATCATTGCAGCACGCTCACTGACCTTGGCACAACTTGAAGTAACTGGCGCTCACTACTACATCCCAGTTCCACTTGGAGCTGTGATGGAGTTCTTGCGCTGGGATGCTGTGCTCACTGGTAGCGACCCCACTCTAGGCACCATTATTTCTTGGTTTGGCCCCAAGACTGGTGGAGAACAATAACAGTGCTAGTACAGGCTAAATGTACCAGCTTTGTACCGGGTAGTGGGGGTTACGGCCCCTACTATCCCGGTAAGTTTTACTCTATTGAGCATGACGGCCCTCTTGCTAAGCTGAAGATATACTCAGCCTATGTATTTGATTTTGACCGTACTATGCAAGGTACAGGGCTTGAACCAGCAGTAGAG